CATCGTTGGTGAGGGTAACAGTACCCAAGTCACCGAAGTCTACAAAGTACACGGCATAAATGCCACCTACTACGTCTTTACAGGGTACCGCCCTGCCTTTTGTTAAATCACAAGCCATTGTTTCTTTGTTTTATTAGAATTAAAAAAGAGGGCGAGGACATAGCCCAAGCCCCCTCTTGATTTACATTAACTCGGATTAAGAGTAAAGGACTACGTCAGCTCCGATTCCGTACTGAACTCCTGCGAAGAAGCGTAGGATAACACGGATGTTGGCACTTCCGTCAAGGTCAGCCATATCAAGTACACGAACTTCGTTACGCTCATCAGCCAAGCCTGTTCCGAAGAATAGGTTTGAAGCTTCAGCAGCAACCATCTTGTTAGAAGGAAGACCGTTTGCCATAGCAACGCGGATGCCATCAAAGTACAAGTCTCCGTTGCCGTACCACATTGTGCCTTGATTGTCAACACCATTTGCACCCAGACCCGAAGTTCCGAATCCACCTAGCGCACGGACATAAGCCTTCGCTACGTTTTGTGGAACGTAGATGGTCAAGTCCTCTTTGCCGTAAAGGGCAGAAGGGATAGCATCTACAACTTTACCAAGCTCGGTGATTACGTTTGCAGCAGTTACGGTAGTAGCAGTTACGTCAATAACGTCAGAGTCAGCAGTCATCAAAGAAAGGAATCCGCTGAACTCACCTGCACTTGCAGCGTTGCCGTTCCAAATGTTCTGCTCAATCTTTTGGGCAGTCTTTGAAGCAACGTGGGCAATCAAGAAATCAGCGAAAGAAGCAGGGATGCTATCGTAAGCAGAGACTCCCATCTGACCACCAATCCAAGATGAGTAGTAGTCTTTCTTGCAAAGCTGCAAGTTTACCTGAAAAGGCTCAACTGCAAGTACGCGGTCGGTCAAAGTCAAAGTAGAAGTTGCATCGAAATCACAAGTGCCATCTTTTACGATGTCATTGGTGTTTACCTTCTGCAAGGTGGTTTTGTAGTTTACGTTTGGAAGAATCTCAATGAGTCCTTTGTCCAAAGTGTTAGCAGAAAGAAGTGCGGCAGAGATATACTTCTGCGCAAAAATACCTGCGTAGTTTGTAGTGATTGAAGTAGTTGTGGGCATTTTTATTTATTATTTGTTGATTCGTGCAAGGACTCGGTCAATCGTTTTTTGTGGGCGATTGGTACTCATCTTTTGGACTTGCTTTGTTTCGGGGTTGTGCTTGATGGCTTTCGCAGCAGGTGCGGCAGATAGTTCTGCTTTAACCGCAGCCATCTCCTCCTTGTTGGCGTAACCGCCCATCTCCTCACGCATTCCTTTCATCTCCTCGCGCATCATTGCAATTTCTTCGAGAACTCTCTCAATGATTGCAACAACCGCAGGGGCTTCTTCTGCCATTGGCATATCAGCAAGTTCGGTAGCTGCTTCGGCCTCAACCTCAACTTCTACCTCTGCTTCAGCGGTGGCTTCTTTAATTTCAGCGATTACGCCTTCTTCGGTGATGACCAAAATACGGCCATCAGCAAGTAGGTGTTCGCCAATAGGAGCAGCAACTCGGTCTTCGCCACTAATGACAAACACTTCGTTACCTGCTTCAAATGATTCTGCCTCAAGAACGGCTCCGTTCTCAAGTGTCATTTGCTCAAACTTAACCTCGCGGATGGAGGACAGTTCAGCAAGGATGCGGTTAAGTATATTATTCGCTTTCATATCTAACTAATTAAAGGGGTTTTGATTATTTGTAACATTTTTAGAGGTCTTGCCATAGAGTATTTGTGGACTCCCATAGTGTGTTGATGGTCTGCCACTCCTCGCCAAGTATGACAACGCTTATGCCTTGACCTACTAACGAGCCTATCCCTTGCGCTTGCAATGAGCCATCGCAGCAGGTGGACTTGTAGGTGTTGTCTTTGCATAAGCATCCACGATTGCCACCTCTCGGTGAAGCAACGGGAAGTTTTTGTGGTCTATACATTGTTAAGTTCTTTTAGTTTAGATTCTGCCCAACGCTTACCTGCAAGACCGCCCCACAATAGGAACGATATTGTACCGCAGGCTTCGCTATTGCTTTCATCGTAGTATTCTTCGGCTCTTGATAAGTACGAGTACATCCGCGTAATGGTCTCTACGCTTACAGGCTTGCCCTGTGCTAACTGCTGCGCCCTTACCTTACCGACAGGCGTTGCACACTTGTTGCCGTTCTTCTCGTTTAGTTCAATGCCACGCTTGGCGTTGTTGCGTACCGCATCGGGGTAGTCAGAGAACGACTCCATCTCGGTGCGTGTTCCCGACTTCTTACGACCATCTCTTTTTATGATTGCAACAATCTGCGCAAGCATCAATGCTGCTTCCTGCTCCTCAAGATGCGCCATCTCTTGCTTAGCAAGGTTTAGCTTGTCCACAAAGTACCCCTCAATAGAGAATCCTTTGACCTTTCCTGTCTTGACAAAGTTTGTCCAAATTTCGGGGTTGTTGACTTTCATAGATACCATCCACGTTCCAACAGGCAAATCAAAGCCGTACTTCTTGCTCTTGTCGTGGACTTCGTCTTCAATAATCCAAGACTCTACAACCGTGAGGCCGTTGATGCCTACCTCGTGTTCAAGCGTAGCGTTGTTCTGCTTGGACTTCTGAAAGAACATCTCGCTGGCTTTGCGGATGGTGGCTTCGCTGAAGTAAACGTAGAACTCATCTTCGCCTTCGGCTCGGTAGATGGGTTTGTTGGGTACGAGTGCTGCTCCCATAAGGATGCGCTTCTCATCGCTCTGCGTAGCGAACTCAACCCGTTGTGAGTTGAGGGCTATGAAGTCCTCCTCAATCGCAGGATATTCTACAAGGGAGATTGCATCAATGCCAGTTAGCAGCATTGATTCATCAAGTATTAGTTCAATTAGTTTCATCATCCGAATGTTGCGGTTCTTACTCTTTGGCGTTGTAGTTGTTGCGAGGTCGTTACATCACCACCCACAACGTATGCACGGATGGGTTGGCTGAACTGACCTCCTATGCTCTGTGCAAGTTGGTTCACGCCACCCTGTCCTACGATGTTAAACTGCGGTGGTTGTGATGGCGCGGTTGGGGTAGATGTAGGTGTGGATGGCGGTGAGCCGCCTCCCGTAGGCTGCGCGCGGTTAATGTCACGAATTGATGCAACGGTTGTTGCTGCAAGTGCCGCCAACTGAATGCCCCTATTTATTGAACCAAAGGGTTCGGGGAGTGATGTGCTATTCTTAAAGATTCCGACTGCTGCTTGCGCTGCATCTATAAGCACATTTGCTGATGCTACGGCTTTGCTATTCTTGAATAATGCACCAAGCGCACCCTGTACCGCATCAATGGACTGATTAACCATTGCGGCCTTTGCATCTTGTGCCGCCTTCTCCAATGCCGTTTGAGCAGCCGTTGTCTTCTCTGTGATAGCGACAATCTCTGCCGACTGCTTCTTCTCAAGAGCAATCCTATCTTCTGCCGACAATTCATCCAACTGAAGCAAGGCAAAGTACTTATCACGGACTGCATTTATCTCACGTTGTTGGTCGGTGAGTAGCATCTCGTATGCCTTATCCAATGATGCGCTCTGCTGCAAATCAAAGTCTGATAATGCCTTCTCCTGCAATGCTGCAAAGGCTTCTTCGGCCTTTATCTTCTCATCGGCTGCTGCTTTCTCCTCTGCCCTCAATCCCTTTACTTCAGTACCAAGCCTGCGCTTGCGAGCGATGCTTGCCTGCTCTAACTCTGAAACGCGAGCCTCTGCCTCTGCAATGGCTACCAACTGCTCCTCGTTTACCTCCGATATTCTTGACTGCGCTTTAAGAGCTGAAAGCCTCAACTTTTGGTTTGCTATTTCTTTGGAGGCTACAGATTCTTCTAACGCTCCTGCTCTCTCTACCGCAGCGATACGTTCTTCTGTGCTTTTGGTTAGGTCATCAGCAATGAATCGTGCCTCTGCAATCTGCTTGTTGGCCTTTGCACGTTGTACGATTAGCGCACGTTCCGCATCTTCTACGTCATTTAATAATCCTGCGACTCTTGCTCCCTCTTTGGCTGCTGCTATTGCTGACTTGCCGAGTTCACCGATTGCATTGACTGCACCTGCAACCTTGTCGGTGACGTTCTCAACTCCAAGCGCAACCTTGCCTGCTGCATCGGCTGCGGTCTTCGCTGCTGCGGAGAACTCACCCTTTAACGCAAGACTGATTGCTTTACCCAGAGCAGGAAGCAACTCAAGCAAACCTTCAACTCGGTTAAAAATGTTTTCTTTAAGGGCGTTGCCAAAGTCAATCAATGCTTGCTTTGGGTCGCTGAAGGTCTTAAATAATGCTTCTCCAAGTTTAATGAGTACATCCGTAAGTTTACCAACGACTGCACCAAGTGCGCCAAGAACAACCGCTAATGCATCACCACCACGCTCGGTGTTCTTAAAGTAAGTGACAAGCGATGTTACCGCGACAAGCAGCGCACCCAAGCCAGTTGCAATGATTGCTCCTTTGAGTGTGCCGAATGCTTTTACCGCACTACCAATGCCACCCTGCAAACTCTTGAACGCAGATACCGCACCGCCTGTGCGCTTGTCTAATGCCTCAAGGCCGCTACTGATAGCCTCGTTTGTCTCTTTGGCTTTGCTCTGGGTCTTGTCAGCCTCTATCCCTACGGCTTTAAGCGCAGCAATAGCGGATGTGGCATCCCCTTTAATCTCAATTATTTCAACTGCCGCCATTGTAGCTTAATATATTCGTTCCATCCTTCGGGTAGTTTGTTCTTGCCTTTGGCAATTTCAACGCAGTCACCTGCGCCAAGCCACTCATCCGAGTTTAGTATTTCAATTAAATAACTTAAATATCCTGTCTTCATACTACGTTGAGGAGTTCAAATGATGCTTTGCCTGTGGTCATATTTAGACTCACGTTGTTGATTAGGTACTTGGTGTTGTTCCAAATGATTGCATTCTGAAGGTTCAGCGTGATAATCTTACCGATGGGCAATACGGCTTCTACGTTGTACACCCTTCTTGCTTTTGCATACAGGTCGGTGATGTAGTCGCTCCACTCGTTGTTGTAGAGGCTTTGGTTTACCGATTGCAGGTGGTATGGGTCTATGTCTGCGCCAAAGCAAATAGAATGCGATGCGCCTGCACTTGAGTATCTGTTTGATGTGTTAGAGTACCAAGCGATAACTACGTCTCTGTGAGTTCCATCTGCATTTACAAATGTTAAGCGTTTTGTAGTTAAGTCGTAGTCATCAAAGTACCCATAGAATAAAACAGGCGCACCCAAATATGGGTTAAACGTACCATCTTCATTTGCTTCACTTGTGATGCTTTTGTAAACGAGTACGTTTGTCAGACCCCCCGTATGCAGGTCAGTCAGCCTCTCAAATAACGGGCATTCAAACGGAACCTCAATTAGGAACTCATCGCCATCAAAATTGAAGGTATTATTTAAATCCCCAAATCCTACGTTGTTTGTTTGCAGGTATTGGAAGCCAAGTATCTGCTCTGTGGGTTGGTACTTAAATTCAATCTCCCTGTAAAGCGGTGGGCGGTTTACGGTGTACTCCGTGATGTCAAGATAGGTCTGATAGTTTTGGTCGGTTCCTGCTGCGTACCAATCTTCCAATGGCTGAAGCAGGAAGTTCGTAGATGTAGTCGGTACAATCACCATATTATACATCTTGAGAATGCCTGCCAAGAAGTCCTTGACCTTGATTTCGGGCATTATATCTGAAACAACTACGCTGAAGGAATAGCTTGCCGATGCGGTTTGGTCTACTTCAAATGCAACAACCGATGTGCTGATATTTGTTGCCTTGTAGTCCGTGCATTGGTATGTCATCGCAGTTGGCTGCTGCGGTCTAATAAATAATTGTACCGTAGCGGTCAGACCGAGTGTGCTTGGGCCATCAACAGATATAAAGGGGAATATAGATGTTACTGAAGAGGCAGGGTGAGAAGCTATTAGAATTGATTGTTGAAATACTCCATTTAAAAAAAGAGCAAGTTCATAGGGCTCTGAAGCGTTCTGTATTGTTACATTTACTTGATATGGCGAAGTAACATTTAATGGAGTCCAAGTATCGGTAGCCAAATCGAACTGCGAACCGCTGCCCGTATTGCGATTCATATTTATTAACTGATAGGCAATGTCGTTGCCCCCTGCAAATAGATAGCCCTCAAACCTGTGTAGCCATAACGACAAATCAACAAACGGAGTAGCACTCAAGAACGCTCCTGTAAACGTGATTCCGTACTTCTGCTCCATAGCATCAAGGATAGCCGTAACCTTTAGAGCAGGCTTTAACTCAAAATAACGGATGCCACGCTCCCCTTGACTGCCACCACCTGCTTTGTGAGCAATGTTGTTAATGTCATCAGCACCTGCTCCCGCACTTTGATAAAACCAATTCTTTACAGGACTGCATAGCGGATAAAACAACGGAGCGTAATTGTCAGTAGTAAGCCTTTCAAAGACCGCATCATCGGTGTACTCGTGGTCGTAGTCGCTGAAGTTAAGGTCGTACAAATAGTCCTCGCCAAATAAGTCGGTAAGCGTTACAACATCCCCATAGAACGTCAGCGTGTAAGCATACGGTTCTGTGCCTTTCAACTGCACGTTCTCCACCTCTATCACCCCTGTGCGGAATGGCAAGGAGTTTATTTCGATTCTTGCTTCTTGCCTTAACCGACCATCAAAAGTGTTAACTGTGCTTGTCGTAGTTGCACCTGCGTTCCAAGCCGTGTTAAAAGTATTCCAAGTGATGTTTATGTTATTCCATACGGGGCTGCCGCCTGTCTCGGTAGTGATTAGCGACTCCGTGATATTGGCGTTGTAGTAGTGCTGAAGTATCTCGTTATTGCGTGGGCTTGCAGGAATGGTAAACCCCTGCGTGAAGTCCGTGAACACCTTGCTGATGTCCTGCACGTTCTGCACCGATAGGTTGATGCTTATCTCCTCATCATCAAAGATGTCAAGGCGAAAGCCATTAACGTAAATATCAACCTTGTTCATCGTACCAAGCTGCGCTCATCAAATCCGAAGTCAAAGGACATCGTGTAATTGATAAGCTTTGTGTTCACGCTCTTTTGATACTCTATGCTTCCACGATTCGGAACTGCACTCACCCAGTTACTATTGGTATAGACCGCAACATACTCGCTCATCAGAATGTCCTCAATGGTTTCATCGTAGTCTTGGTCAACGAACCCTGTGTTTAGAGTTAGGGTGTTGCGAGAGTTGACGTTGAAGGATTGGTACTTGCCTATCTCCAATGAAGGGGTGGTGAAGCCATCGTTGTAGATGCTCTTTTGGTAGGAGTCCTGCGTGAAGTTCCCACGCTCATCGCTGCGCTTGAAGAACGTGATGAAGTCAGCAACTCCAAAGCGGTTGATAAAGGCCACCTGCACAGGGTCGTACTTGGGTTCGCAGATTACATAGTAGCGAACTCGCCCTATCTCGTTTGGAGAGTCCTCGTTATCCAAGAGAATTACATCGTAGTAACTGCCTACGCCACCATCGGTCTGTGCGCTTGGCTTTACTTCCGCAGGTAGGTTACCATTGTTCTCAAGGTTAGCAGCACCTACGCCTGCATAGATTACGAGGTCTTGCGAGTTGTTGCTTGATGGGTTGGGTGGCGTTGTGCTGCCCCCCCCTGTGTTTGTCAGTAACGCGGTGGCTCCACCCTGCCAAGTGATGCGGATTGCACCCAAAGCATTAGCTACGCTATTATTTAACGCAAGGGATTCGTAGTTGCCGACAAGCACCTGCCTATCTCTATCCGTTGCAAGCACCAACTGCGATACCGCAACAGGGGCGATGTTATCACGGGTTGCCCACCCATCGGTTGCGATAAAGGCTTGAGCGTTGGAGTTTGACCATACCGCAGTTTCAGGGGCAGTTCCATTGTTAGAGTATGTCCAATCACCAAGAGGCGCAACCCACAATACCTCCGCAGGAGGACTCTGCGTGAATCCTATGTCATTCCATACGATAAAGTCGTGGTAGAACTCCGAGCGCACAAGGTCGCTGATTTCGTAGTTGATTACCTCGTTGATAGAGTACGTCTTATTTAGAGTATAGTTTGCCGTTCCTGCGGGTAATGTCTTTGCTCCGTAGTAAATCTTTAGCTGCAATGACATCGCATCAAGCGAATCGTTTGTCAAAGCGTTATTCTTGCCCGTGATAAACAAAGGGCTGCGACCCATTGACAAACTTGCAGGGCGTGATAAAGTTGGTGTACTCATTTTTTAGAAACTATTTTTTATTGCGTTAGCAATATCTGGTGGCAGTTTGTTGATTGCGATATTAAATGGAGTGCTGAAAAATTTAGTTGGAGTGATACCCTGCCGATATACCGACTCACGCACCGCATAAGGATTCAGCCCTTTGCTCTCTGCCCAAGCCTTGAATGCAGATACTGGCGGCTTCTTGTCCTTGTAGGCAAATGGACTGTTGGATGCCTTCTGCTTCCAAATCTTGCCCTTGTTGTTTGTTCTCTTAAATGCGCTTGTAGTCTTTCTTGTGCCTCCTGCGCCCTTTACTCCTTTGTCTTGGAACTCACCATAGTCCTCCATAAAGAAACTCATTGAGAACTTATCATTTGAGTAGTACACGCTATACCGAAGTGAATTGTAAAGGGTCTTGTTGAAGTTGTGCTTGCCTTTGGTGAGATTACTCCTCGCCTGTTGAATGACATATTTGCCAAACTTAATAAGTACCGCAGCAATCAAGTCCTCCCGTGCCATTTTAGCAGATGCTTATCTCGGTGTTTGCAAGCAGCACGTCAAACGTGGCAGTCCACCCTGCAAGCAGGTTCTCAAACCTCTCGCTAAAAGGAACACAAGAAGCGGTGCCATCCAACTGGTAAAGGTCGGTGTACAGAGTACCCCTGCGCAGTTCTGTCACCACATCATTGATTACTGCGAGTTGAGTGTTCAGTATGTTTTGCTCGTTGCTCGTGCCGTAGAACGGCTCTGCCTGCAAGCGTGGGTTCTCTTTGGTCTCATCTACCAAGTCCATACAAACGATGCTTACATTCATACGGACTATTTGTCCTTCAAATGTTGCTTGGTTGATGATGATGTGCGACAAAGGGAAGATGGTTTGCTTGTTTAGGTCTATGTCAAAAATATCCCCTGTCGTTACCACGTTGACTTGGCTATTGGCCTCAAGGGTATCTTTCAGCTTGGTGGTGATGTCGTAGAACTGTCTCATTTTATTGACTTTTTTATTAGGTCGTTTTCAACCTCTTGCTTTTGCTTTTCAAAGGTGAGGAAGTGTAAGCACTGGTGGATGGGAAGTTGTGTAATTGACTCAAACTGCCTAATGTCTCCCTTAGCGAGTTGATAGATTGTTGCATACCATCCCCATTGCTTGGCGAATTGTCCTTGCTTGGAGTATTCGTTTGATTCTTCGCCTCCAAAGAGGTCAGCATAGCTTGCAGTAACTCGTTCCCTAAATGCCAAAAAAAAAGCGTTGCGCCCATAGCAACACTCATCGGGGCTTGCTTCATCTGCTCCGAGTACTTCCCTGCTCCCTCGTATGGCTCTATTAGATACCGATGCTTGACCTCGCTTGTGATAGGGCGATACAATACCGCCATCGCTTTGTGCAGGTCTTGTACGTCTTGCAGGTAGCCGTCAAGGTCAACGAACTCACCGTATGTGATATTGTCAAGCTCTGGGATGAACCCGTACTTGGTGTCCCCCATCGTGAAGGTTGGCGTGAGGCTTGGCTTCTCGTTTATCATCGCACTAATGTGCTTGCTGATATGGCTCACATCTTTGATGCGTACGTTCGGAAGATTGGCAAGAGGCACTCCGCAGAATATCTCAAGCATCTTGTGGGTCAAAAACTCCTCATCGCCCTCAAGCCTCGCAAAGCGTTGGTATTGGTCAAGCGTTATCTCTGATAGGGCGGTGGGTACAATTACCTTTAGTTCCATTATTAAAATAACCTTTTAGTTTTAGCGTATGGCATACCTGCCAAAGTTAGGTCTGCTGAGTTTGTTGTAGGTTGCATAGCGAAGCGCATCTATGGCGTGGTTGAATGCATCTATGGGTTTGTTGAGCAGGTTGCCGTTCTTATCCTCTACCCATTTGTAGTTCTGAAGTTCCTTGATTAGGTTGCTGCTTCGTGGGGTTACGAATAGCTTGTGCCGCTTCAGCACGTCAATGCCCACTATGACGCTATCTGCGCCCTTCTGCGTGGGTTTCACGTTCCATCCCATACGATGCAGCTCCTCAATAGATTTGGGTTCAGCAGAGTCAGCATATATCTCTGCCCTTCGGTCAAGGCCAAGTGAGGCAAGTACGTTGCTGATGTCTGGGTTGGTCATACCCGTGCGGTAAATCAATTCATCCACATAAAGATTGTCCCCCGACTTGTAAACCGCCACAAGTGCGGTAGGGTCATTGGTGTATCCGAAGTCCATACCGTGACATAAGAGCGTTGCATCCGTTGGTATCTCTGCCTGCCCGTATTGGAAGATGGTGGCTCTGCTCATCCCACGTTCTCCGAGTCCGTAGATTCTCCAATAGTCATTGTCCGTATGTTGCAGCCTTTCTATCTCCTCAACAATAGAGGCATCCAAGAACGGATTGTCAAGGTAGGTGGACTGGATGTAGGTGACATCATCCCTCGTAAGCAGCTTGTCGTATATCCAATGGAACGCATCTGAGGGGTTGTAGTCAACCCATATCTTGCCTGTGGTACGAATCAACAACTGAAAGAAATCCTCCCAAGTAAGTTCGTTGGCTTCATTGCAGAATAGGTAGTCACGTCTTGCTCCACGTTTCTTTTGCGGTTGGTCAAGGCTGATGAACTCAAAGAGATTACCATTCAGCTCGTAGGTGTAGTCGCTCTTGTTATGCCGTGCCTCATCATAGAGACCGTTGGCATTTAGAATCTCAAAGAAGTCACGATAGGCCGTCATCTTCAGAGACGGCAGAGACTTGCGCACGATAGAATACACCTTGCCTCTATCCTCCATCGCCATCACGATGAGCATCTGCAAAATGGAGTAGGTCTTACCAGAACGGCTGCCGCCTTGATTGACTACTATCCGAGTTGGCGCGGTGTAGTTCTTCTCAAAGAGTTCGCTACTCTTGATGTTTAGCTCGGACAATCTCTACCTTGATTTTCGTTAGCTCATCCGATACCTCGTGTGAGTTTTCCACCCTTGCGAGTTTGGGAGTCGTGTACTCTGCCATCTTGTTCAACAGGTCAAGTGCGCCCTTTGGGTCATCAGCAGCAACTTGGGTGAGCCATAGGGTCATATTCTCAAGGTTGGCTTCTATGAGGGTTTGGAATGCCTCCCGTATTTTGTTGGTGGTCTTGTTTGGTGTTCCTGCGGGTCTTCCTGTGTTGCCTGCTATGAACCTGCCTTTGTCATCTTTCATATCCGTTCAGTTCCGTTTTTTTCGGTTGTATCTAAATAACCCTTTTTGATAGGTGGTGGTTGTGTGTTGCTTTAAGTCGCTCCTTAAACTCTTTGATGTCACCATAGGCAACGTGGCAATTTCGGCATAGTGCCATCAGGTTTTCTATGGTATCAGCAATTTTGCTTCCACCCATTCCGCGTGATTCTATGTGGTGAATGTCTTGCGCTTGGGCTTGACATACCTCGCAGGGTATGAAGTCAGTTGTAGTGTAGCCCATCCCTTTTAGGTAGACCTTTGTGTGGTTCTTCATAGTCCGCAGTATCCCGTATCACAGGAATCAAAGTCATTATCAAAAAGCGTATGTTGCGTTTGATGGTCTTTTATTTTGGCGTATGTTGTTTCTTTTTTCCATTGCGCTCCGTGTTGCTCCTGCTCCACGAACCAATCAAACTTATTAGGCTCTTTGTCGCTCATATGTTTTAGTAGCATTGGGTTTCGGTGAAAGCATCCTACGCAGTTGTTCATATAGGCGAAGCGCACAGGCTTGTCTTTCCAGTAGGACTCTATGGTATCCTTGTAGGTGTTTGCTTCTATCAATGGGAACTCTACTACTCGGTATTTTACGTTAGTCCATTTGAATCGGTTGTTGCTCCTTCCTGTTTTTACCTTTGCATACTCTACTCCGTCAAGTTGACGTTCAAGCATACGCTGCGCTCTGCCTTGCTCGTTGGCACGAAAGCCCATCCTCATAGTCACAGGCAGCTCTGTGTTCTCGTATAGCCATTGCGTGATGGGCTTTACTTTTAACTCGGTGGTGCAGTACCTCATCATTACATTCGGCAAGTGCCGATATTCGGTTCCATCTGCTTTTGTGCCTCTTGTCTTTGTAAGCACCTCATCAAATGACTTGGGGCTAATCCAATGAATCTTGCGCCCTATGTACTGCTCAAGGTCAAGCATCGTGTAGATGATTTCATCCTGCTCAAGCGTTCCGACAAACTCGTGACCGATTCGGTCAGATACCTCTTGCCTTATTGCCGCATCGGGAAATAAAGATTTTGGGTGCGTTGTTCTCACAAGAGAGAATAGCTCAATGTCCGCAGGATAATGCACCGACATAAAAGAGGAGGTCTTGCCTCCCGACAATGAGTTTACAGTTTTCACCTTTGGTAAATCCAACAGTCATCAATGAACGTAGCGCGTGGCAGCAGTTCATCAACGGCTTGGATTACTCCCTTCCAATGTTCGTGGTAGTCATCTCCTGCGATGAAGCCTCCCTTCTTTACTTTGGGCAGCCATAGCTTGATATCCTCCTTTACCGCCTCATAGGTATGGGTGAGGTCTATAAACACCACGTCAAGGGATTCCTTGAGAAACATTTTTGCAGCTACTTTGGATGTTCCTTTGATTACATTGTATTTACGCTCTCCCATATTCTCTAAGAATAGCTCGTAGATGTCTACCTCCGTTGCGAGCTTGTGGGTGGTGGTTAGTTCGTTTGGTGAACCCTTCCAAGAATCAATGATTGTGATGTTTTGGTGTGTTGCTTTGTCGCATAGGTAGGCCGATGACTTACCGAGCCACGCACCTAGTTCAACGAATGTGCCGTCTTCGGGCATATTGGCAAGGAGGTAGTCGTATGCTGCTTGGTGGTTGAACCACCCGTCTATTTGTTTGCTCGTTTTCATTTTAAGGCGTTGTAATAACAAAGGTACTGCTCTACGCAGATAAGTGTTCCTTGCTCGGATGCTGCTTGGGCAAAGGTGCCATCTGCCTCGTAGGTCATTTCAAAGCGTAGGTTGGGCAGGTCGTATGGCTTGAACATATAGCAGGCGGTATCTATGTTGCCGACTTGGGGTTGGTCGGTAGGGCGTAGCCTACCTATCTGCCCCCACGTTACGATAGAACAGTCCAAAGCATTTAGGTTGTTCCACTCCTCAAGGAATTTTGGATGCAGCACATTGTCATCATCCAAATAGTAAACCCAATCTTCTTTGGTAAAGGAGTCAGCATACAAGTCAAGGAACTCATTGCGGAGTGGGTTACCCATATCCCCTGTGCGTTTAGAGTAGTGTGTGACTGATGCGCTTGTTGCTCCCTTGTAGTTGGTAGAGGCATCCATCATCACCACCCACGTTGCATAGGCAGGGATATGTTGTTTTAGCCTTACGAGGTTATGAGGGCGTGAGCAGGGCGTGACTATGTAAAGCATCGTAGTTCGTTTATCTTATCCATCGTGAAGTCCTGCACAAACTCATATAACGATTCTGTTAGGTCAGCCACTTGGTTGGGGTTTTCTTTTAGCCTCTTGATTGCTCCTGCCCATTCGCTCGGGTGCTTAATGGCAATGCAGTTATCCTTTGTGATATAGGGTGAGTATGGTTGGGTGTTGCTCACTATCAGAGCGCACTTGCTAAACCCTGCCTCCAACATCTTTAGGTGGGACTTGCACTTGGCAAACTCGGAAGTGCTTAACGGCACAAGGCTCACATCAAAGAACTCGTAGAGCTTGTGGTAGTGTGTTGGTGGCATCGTGGGTAGCTTGTAGCTTGCCCTCATTATTTCAGGGTACCCATCCACTTCTGCAACATAGCTTTGATATCCTTCAAGGTTGATTGTGGAATCCTTTACGTCTGCTGCGTGGTGGTTGCCACCCACATATCCAAAGCGCACTTCCTCGCTTGGCTCTCTCTCTACTTGCCACGTTGGTACGCTGATGGCATTGGGGATGATTCGGATGTTGCTATTGTACTTCTTGACCTTTGAGGCAAGGTGCTTGTTTGTCACCCATACCTCATCAGCAGCTTTCATAGAGCGCACGATACGAGTTCTCATCTGCTCAACGTACAAGCCTTGCAGGGGATGCGTAGGAGGCAGCACCCACCAATCATCGTTATCAACGATTAGCTTGATGCCTTCCTTACGGCAGAGCTTTACAAAGTCATCAAACGGCTCAACAGGGAATGCACGGCTTGCAAAGATGTGCGTAACCTTCGGCCACATCTCGGGGTCAATGTCGGTAATCTTCTCAATAAAAAAAACATCTACATCCTTGTGGCATATCAAGGGGGCAAATGTCCTGTGGTGAGAGACTCCAGAGTTCTGCTTGTGGAAGGCAAGCACAAAGGGTCTAATCATAAATTAGCCTCTTGGTCTTTGAACCATTGCGCCATCGCTTTGCGCTCAAGAAACTTCACCCACATCCGAGCAGCTACTGCTCTGCGTTGGGGCTTGAACGGGTAGGTGCTACGGAGCTGCGCCATAGCTATCCTCATAAATTGGTCTTGCATTATTCTTTGGTATTTTAGGTGTTGCAAAAAATGCAACGATTGGTTTTATGTTAAAGTTTGATGTTCCAATAGTATTCGCATTGGCCGTGCTTGATGGGTATGCCAACAAAGAATGATTGGTACATTTCGGCAGGTGCGGTGAAGCGGTAGCAGGTTTCTTTGAGAGCGCAGCCCTCTCCTGTGCATTTGGTGATGTCGGTCATAACGTGCCAACAACTGTGTACGAATCCAAGTCCTCACCCAAGATGAAGAACTGCTTGTACATTTCAATAGCCTCTAAAGTCTTGCGCTCACCCTCTGCCACGAACTCTGGACTCACCGAGTAGATGCCTATGTCAAGGCTTGCCTTGTCAATAGCTACAAAGAAGAACTTGTCAATCGGTACTCCGAACAATCGGGTGTAGATAAATGCCTGCACATCGTAGCCGTACTTCTTTGCAGAATAAGGGAATGCTCGTAGGTCGGTTGTTGTTTTTAAGTCAGCCAAGAATCCATCAGCATAGATGTCAGCCTTCGCCCTAAAGGGCAGCCCGCCAATCATACCAATCTTCGGCACTTCAAACTCGCAACCAGTAAGCAGACCCAGTACGTTCTCGTTGCGCAGGAGCGCATCAGATATTCGTTGTGCTTCGTTGTACTCCTTACGGGTGCATAGGTTACGCTTGCCCTTTGCATCCTGCCAAGCCTTTGCGTTCTTGCTCTGGACTTCTATCACCTCGTATTCCGCTACGCGGTGCGGCTCAAGAGCCATAAGGTGAACGAGCCTGCCTACGGCAAACGCATCGGACTCCTCGCTGCCATACTTTGTGACGTAGTGGTACGTCTTTGGTGATGTGAGCAGCAGCTTGCAAGCAGAGGAGGATAGGGCGTTCTTACCCAGTACTCCGTAGTAAAAGTCATCATCTTGCATCTTTTCAAGGACTGTCTCCATATCCCAAGTGCTGCCGTCTAAAAGTTCTATAATTTTCATTTTGATTGGTTTTGTTAATTAAATAAAGGTATGCATTTTTTAGCGAGTGCTGCTATGACATCCACAGTTACTGCGTTGCCTAAAGTTTCATATCTATGAGGCTTGCTAATACAAGATGTCCAATTATCGGGGAATCCTTGAAGCCTCTCGCATTCTATCTCGGTCATTATACGAATTTGGTTACTTGAACCAATGTAAGTCCCTTGACTTTTTGCTCCGTAGTATCGCTTGGTGATGGTAAGAGAGGTGTCACTTTCGCTTCTTGCTTTGTGATTATTCGCTCGACAGCGAGGGCTGATAGGGAATACCCCTCCCCAATCTCCTCCTGTGGTTGTAGAATATCCGACAAGGTATATCCGCTCTCTATTTTGGGGTAGAAACCAACTTGTATTAAGCAGTTGCCATTCAAGTCTATAACCCCCAATGTCGGCAAAGGCTTGGATAATCGCCCAAAAGTCTGCGCCATCATTTGAGGAGAATGTCCCTTTAACATTTTCCCAGACAAATACACTTGGTCGGCATTCGCTAATAAGACGGATTGCTTCGAGGATAAGAGAACTTCTTTGTCCTTCCATCCCCTTTCGCTTTCCTGCCAATGAGAAATCTTGGCAAGGACTTCCAAAAGTGATGAGGTTGATTCTTGGAAGGTCTGCTCCTCGAACATTGGTAACTGAACCGACATAGGTTGAGGTTGGGAATTGATGTTTGTAAACTGCGATTGCGTGTTTGTCTATCTCCGAGAAGTAGGATGTTATTTCATATCCTGCTCTCTCAAAGCCTAAATGGAATCCACCTATCCCACTAAACAAATCAAGGTGGTTAATCTTCATTTTTGGAATGTTGCTTCGTACCATTCTTCAAAGGGAACACGAATTAACGCATCGTGGTAGGCCATACGCAAGGTGACCTTCTCAATCTGTTCTATGTCTTTGAGGATTGACTCAGATATGTCTACTGACTTCAGCTCTCGGAGCAGTTGTGATATAGTTTGGTATTTCATTTGATTGGTTTTAATTATTCTTCGGATGCTACTTGAGTTGCCCAGTTCATCCACTTGATGTAGATGTCATTGGCAAGGTTTGGTATATCCCTGTAAATGGATGTGGTAGGGTATGCGGTGGTGTTGGTGTAGCCATCCTCGTTGTATGACTCCTCTATGTATGTGATTTGCATCTCGTACTCGTAGAAGTCAGCAACGTGGGCAAAGCCAAGCCACTTGGCAAGAATCTCATCGGAGTTCTTGTCATCGGGGTTGTAGTCCTCAAGGGCATCCCAGTAAGACTGCGGTAGCAGGTCGGCATCTTCGAGCCAAAACTTTAGGTCGTTGTATGTAAATATCATATCCCAAGAAGTTCAAGAGTCCATAGGTATGCCCAAAACGTCAGCGCAAGAGCGCAGAAGTAAGTGATGTTTTTAAGTAGTAGTTTCATTCTGATTGGTATTAAATGTTCTCCAAATGTAATACAACTTTTTGGATTATTAACAATCAAAATAAAAATAAATAAAAAAAAGAGGACTACTTGCCCTCTCTGAATTGCGTGTAGCAAACTGCTACCGCTTGGTCTTTATCTGGGTACTCGCTCCCGATAGCCTCCAAGCAGCGTTGGATGTATTCGGATTGCTTCTCACCACTTTTAACTTTAGGTATTGGCATATATCTTTTTTGCTTTTGTTAGATTTAAGAAACCAACAACCTTGTCTACCTTTTCTTTTCTTGCAAAGTCGGTTGTTGCGGGCATTTTTTTGGTCTGCCAATCTATTTCAACCGCAGACAAATTAAAAACATAGATGCCAACTGGGGTGGAGTTGATGTAGATTGGCGTTGTGCCAAACCTCGCAGCTCGTTTTATTAAATTATCATACTTCATTTTCTCAATAAGCAAATCATCGTAGTGCGTTCTTCGGCATTTTAACTCTATGTCATATTGATACTTTGCAGAATAACAATCCCAATGCGACATAGGCTCATCGCTCATCTCTAAATCTGGTATGTGATTTTTTTGGAGATAATCAAACAACTCCTGCTCGCTCATCAGTAAGCGTTGTAAAGGGTCTCAAGCTCCTGCAACCTACCTCTCAAGCAAGAGCCGCAGTTAGTTGGCTTCACGGAGTCTTTGAACACACGGTTGTAGATTTTATTCACTTCCGTCTGCTCAATGGCGGTCACGGTGTTCCGACCGCGCATCTTGCCAACAAACTCGTATTCTTCTTTGGTCAAGCATTCAGGCTTCCTGTACCTAAATAGCTTGTTCAGTTTCTCCTTACGGGCATCACAACCGCAGTCAACGCCTGTGGCTTCGCTAAACCAATCTACCGCAGCCTTGATGCCTGTGGCGGTTGTGATTTGCTCAATGGTATCACCCAAGCCGCTTGGCTTCTTTGTACGCTTGGTAGGTGTCTTGGCAGTCTTCTTGGATTCGCTCTCTTGCATTTTTTAGTGTGTTGAATATGGAACGTGCTGAAATCTTTGTTTCATCCGCTAACGTGCGAATTGACATATCGGTGTTGTGGTAAAGCGCAAATATCTTTTTGTCGTACCAATGCCAGTCAGTTTGGGTTGACCATACCCTGTCGTAGAGTTGGATGAGTTGCACCTCTGCATCTTCGTTGGCCTCCTCGTAGATAAATTCCTCAAGGATGTCCACGTCTACAAATTCAAATCTTGCTCTCTGGCGCATCAAGGTGGCGTACATATTGCGGAGCGTAACGTACACAAAGAAGGTGTTTACCTCCGTTTCGTTGTACATTATTTTCTCGGCATCATCAACATACTTGTACAATCTGACGTACATCTCCTGCACAAGCTCTTGAGCAAGGTCATCACTCGCTCCAAAGCTCTTGCACATACGAATCCAATCCGTTTGTCGCTTTGCTAATACTGCGAGGAGTCCCAAGTGATTTCTACAATTACAACAAACAGAGCAAATTGCACCGTGTGCATCACAATATCTTCTTCAAGGTAGTCGGTCTTTGACCAGTTAGCCCCTACGATAAGCCCATAGATTGGGTAAAGTCCTACGTTAAAATTCATCAAATGTGCGTTTAAGAGTTAAGTATAGTTCTTTATACTTAGATAACTCCGCAACGACTTCATTGAGTTTATTTAGTTCCTGCTCCATCGCCTCAAAGTCGGGCTTGTCAATGCAGGCCATCGGGTTCTCCTCAAGAACGCAGCAGGCTACCTTGTAGTAGTGCTGATAGTCCCCGTAGATAAGGCGGTCTTTGTGCATCCTTACGGCATACGCCACCGAGCTATGGTCTTTGTCTATGGCCTCACCCAGTTCGTGCAGGGTTGCGTGGTTTCGGAATGCTGATACGAATGCTGCTCTTGCGGTGGATTCTTTATGCGCACGGCTTCCATTGTCTTGGAATCCCAGACGGGCATAGTACTGTTCTTTGCTTACTTTTAATTGGCGTATTTCAAATGGTCTCATTAGCATTTGCAGCGTTTCGCTCTGCCCTCGTTGTAATTGGTTATTATTTTAGTTATCGGCATAGTGAAGTGCTTGTGGTCTGAAAGTCTCTTAAACTTCATCTCACTCGCCCATTCCACTAAATTGTCATCCTTGTCTTGGATTATGGTGTAGTCCACCACGAGGTAGTCGGTTCCGTCTACTGCAAAGCATTCGTACTTCTGAAAGGGGGATAGAATCTGCTTCATAGCGAGTCCTCAATTATGCCCTGAAGCCTTTGAATCTCGTAAATCATTTGCTCGCTATCAATACGCAGCTTGGCGTTAGCAAGGTACATCTCGTTCATCTTGCCTTCGGTGAACTGGCGGTAGTCAATGAACTGCTGCAAGAGTAGGTCTGCGTAATGGCAGCTCATAACGTGGTGCAGGATGTCATCTTGTACCTCTCGGCCTTTTGCCTTGTCTGCTGCTTGCTGCGCCAACCACATCGCAGTACCTGCAAGCATAAGCTGCTTTTCGCGAATGTAGAGGTCGTGGCTATCGTCAGAAGGGTACATCAGTCGCAGGCGTTTCATCCATTTTAATTGGCAGCAAGTTACGGCCGTTTATCACAAAGCCAACATTACCTAACACGCTCTGCAAGATTAAGGGAGTTTCAAGGGGCGTTATGCGCCCACCCGATTCCATCTCCTTGACTTTGCGAACGTGGATGTGCGTATAAATCCAGTCAGTTTCGTGGGCCGCAAAACGGTGAATCACAAGTACACAGTCGCTGCGGTTTTGCCACTTGCCCCCTCCTTCAATATCTGATGCATTAGGAGGCATCGCCATCCCCTCGTACTGATGACCTTTATGAAATACCTTGCGAAGGGCTTCCGTTACGGGATGGGAATTAACTATTGTCGTGACGTTGTTAGTGTGAGCGAACACCCGAAGCGCAGATGCTACCTCGTAATGGTATTCGTGCATCCCTGTCTTGCCTAATTTCTTTTGGTCTGTTGATAGGGAGTTGTATGGGTCTATCAATGCACCTGTGTAGTTCCACTCGTTCTTGATGGAGTTCATCACCTCAAGAAGTTCAAAGGCGGTAAAGAGCCGATTGCCGTCAATAAATTGAAAGTACTCGTTGATAAAGTCCAGCTTGCGGTACATCATCCCCTCATCAATCCCTTGAATAGGTTTGCAAACCAAAAACTCAATCAGCTTTCGCTTTAGGCTTGGCACTTCGTTTTCTGCGGAGTATATCAGCCACTTCTTGCCGAAGTTGTACGACTGGAGGAGCATAAGATAAAGCAGCGTGTGGGTCTTGCCCACGTTGGCGTGGCCTACTACAACCACGAACTCCCCATCTTTCAGGCGTAAGTATTGGTCTACCTCATAGACACCGAGCTTGCCTGTGTCGTAGTACTTGCCCTTGAGGGCGCGTTGAAGATATGGTAACGAAGATTCGTTTGAAAGGAGGTCGGGATGTATCATTGATTCTGATTGGTTAGCAAATATAACAAAATAGTTGACATAAAAAAACCCCTCCGTAGAGGGGCTTCACGCAACGGCCATTAAAAAACCAATCAGAAAGGGTCGTTGCGATTTGCGAAATGCTCGGTGTGTGATGCAGGTGCTGCGCTCTGCCCAGTCATCCAAGCATTGAAGGTCTCTGCGTTGGCAAGGATGGTGTTCACATCGTGTTGCGCAGCACAAGCGTACTCAACCGCAGCCTTTAGAGCAACCTGTCGGATGATTGAAAGTGAGCGCTCATCGTTATTTTTAGGCGCAGATGGTGCAGACTGGGTGTAGCCACCACCGCCAAAAGAATTGGCGCGTTGGATTTTCACGGTGCCCTTCTCGTTCTTAGTGTACTCAACCTCTTCGCCTACTGCGTAGGGAGGGGTTTGTGACTTCGCAAAGGCAGTACCGAAGTCGCCATTGTCAAAGCGCACCTCTAATTTAAAAAGGTCCTGCCATTGCCCTGTTGGGGTGATAGAAATAATTTTAGGCATAGTATAGATTGGTTTTAGATAAATAAAATTGATTGCTGCTCCAATACATCAATACGAGCTTGAAGCTCTTGTATCTTGTTTTGAAGTGCTTGGATTTGTGCTTGTTGCACTTGCACCATTTCGGTGTAAACGTCTGAAGAAAAAGATAAAGTCATAACTGATTGGTTTTAAGTTATGCAAATATACAACTTATTCTGATACCAACAAACCAGTAAAGGTTATTTCTGCCGTGTCTTTCCCAATACTTGTATCGTGTACCAACTTTAAGGAATGCACATATTTGCGTGAGTCATCCTTCACGCCACCCCAAGTCTTAAAAGCATCCAGTGCAAACTTCACCGCCATTATCGCATTATCAATATCATAACGGTAGTTCACCTTGCAATGGATGTGGACATCCTTAATCTCTTGCAGGTCATATTTCTCAAGCTGCGACATCACCTCCTTTGATACCAACTCCTTTGCCTTCACACGGGCAGTCCAATGCTTGGATGCGTAGAAGGCGTTAAGGCTTGGAACCTTACCTACGACAATCTTGTATGTCAATTGTCGGGAATCAGATAGCCGCATTGGATGGCGAAGTGCAGGTCTATCTTGGCAATCTCACCCAGTAGCTCTTGTTCTTTGTACTTCGCCTGTTGGCGAGCTTGGTATGTGGCTTCGCAGTTAGACATCAGCGTAGCGCATTCCTCAAGGATAAAGTCTATCTTCCTGCGTTTGGCTGGGTTAGTATAGTACTGCATATTTTCCTGTTGTTGTTTGGCTTCCTTCGCTTGTTGCGCTAATGGTTTGCTGCTCATCTTGGCGTTCTAGTTCAAATTGTAGGTGAGCGATAGCCTTTCTGATGTCATCGCAGATAGGGTTGTGCGGTTTCTTACCTGCACGCATTAGGTAGGTGAGGGCAGTTCCAAGATTGTAGTTATCAGGTTGGAAGTCCATCACCACATCCTTCGCCTCTATCTTCAACGTCTTGCCGATGTAGTACTTTGGTGTCATTAGCCAAAGGTACGTCATCCCAATAAATGTAGATATGGTCATTCATTATTTAGAATCATTACATATTAGCATAAGAACTTGCGTATGTCAATTTTATTTCTTTTTTTTTACCAGTTAACTTAGTTAGTTACTTAACTTAATCAACTTTCAAGTTGATATTAGTTAGTAGTTAGTCAACTCTTAACTTAACCAAACAACTTAAAGAAAAAGAAACTTAACAAAGAAAAAGAAAGAAGTTGCGTTCTAACGCATCCAAATACCTCAAGGCATACACTTATACCATTTTAGTATTTAAGTGCAGCAGAAGCCAAATAAACCTACTCTACGAGCTTATCTATCCACTTCTTTATGAAGTACGCAGCGACAAGGATAAGCCCAAGCGTAACCGCTGCTCCTTCTAAAGTCCATCCCCTCTGCTTTTTCTCCTTCGTTAGAATCTTGGTCTGTGTGACTCGGATGGTATCGGGCAAGCACGTAGCCTCAACGTACACCTTTCTGTCGATGTACTGGAGCTGAAGCCTTACCTTGTCTTGGTAAATTGTCGTGTCCTTGTAAAGTTCTAGAGTGTCGGTTAGGTACTTTGTCTTGGTGACAATTACCGTGTCCCGAACAACTACACTCTGCAGGACTGGTTTCACAGTAGCGCAACTGCTAACTACCGCAAGAGTCGCAGTCAGCAGGATTGTCCACATTGCAAGTCGGTTGGGGTTTAGTTTCAAGTTCATTGAGCCAGTTATCAAAAGGTGAGGTATTTGGTTTTGCCATTGTGCTTTACTGCTTTTAGGATTTGTTTGCGGTTCTTGGTATTAGAATAACTAACGTGAACCCACGATGGCGCAGTATCAGAGCCAAATTCCCAAATGAGTTGGTCAAAGTCTAAATTGTCCTTAATCCAATGGAACAACACATCGTTGCCTGCTTCGCATTTCAAGTCCGCAGCTTGAGCCTGTACGTGCTGCGAGGTCTTCGCTCCCCCCACTTTGCTATTAACCGCAGGGCTGCGGTATGCACTCGTCACTTTGAGCGCACCTAAGGCATCTCTCGTGGGTTGTAAGACGTTTTCTGCAAGCGCACGGAGGTTGGGTTCCAAATGCTTGGGTAAAGCGTTAGGAAGCCCTGTTTTTGTAGCAGTAAGTTCTGCGAGGGTAAAGTTCTTGGTCACGTTTTTAATATCAAAAGTTGGACATTTTACACATTATGCTCATTTGAGTTTACACTTTGCAGTTTTTGCATAGTGCTTAATGTGCCTTCTATTGCACAATTTGTAGTCATAATGTACATTAAAACGTACATTAACAGGTAAAGTGCGCCTTAATGCACATTTTAACGACCTTGACTTTTGTAAGGCTTGGAGTAGTTCTTACTCGCCTTATTAGCAGATGCACTCTTGGAGTGCTTGCCTCGCTTCTTGCTCTTACTTATTCGTTGGCTTACCGCCTGTTGCTTTGCCATCTTCTTTACCATCTTTAAAAAAGAAAAGTGCGAACGCACCCATCATAAACGCACTCACCTCCGTGAGCGTGGCCTTCTCGTAAAACACAAGCACAAAACAAAGGCCGATAATAATCAGCCCAAGCAGAGTAGTCTTCGGGTTACCGAAGATTCGCTCAATTAGCACCTTTGTCCTTCTTGTAGTCCCTTCGCCACTTCCAAAGAGTGTACGCAAGTGAGGTTACAAGTACGGCTAAACCCAACGCTTGATGGGCGTAGCTTACGAGAAGTCCTGCTCCCGTTAAAGACCAAGACGTTAAAACGCTATCGGCTGACTCCTTTGTCATCTTTGTTAAGGGTGTTTTCGTATGCCGCAACCAAGACACGAACCTCATCTAATTGCATTAGTAGATTCGCCTCTTGCTGCTTTAATGCCTCAAGCCGTTGTTGTAGGTGTTCCACTTACTCGGCTACAACTTCTG